TACTTTTTCAAGTTCACCCACAAGGTAAGCCATACCTGAAGCAGTTGCAGCATCATATGCTCCGCCATAAAGTCCGCCACCTTGTTTCATTGCAAAATTAGCTAAATTACCAGCATTTTTCATGGTATTTGCTGGATTAATAATAATTGGTGTAGACATTAAATTATTCCTCCCTTATGGATTATTTCTAGTTTTAATACAAATTTCAGCGACCTTATTAGCATCAATTTTTCCAGTTGCCCAACAAACATTAGGCAATTCCACTACATTACCACTATCATCTGTAGCCTCAAATCCACCGATTATTTTTCCACTTCCGCTATCTTCTCCTGCTGTTCTAACATAAACCTTTCCGCCTGCTGTAGGTGTACCAACATTACAAGTAACCATTACATTACCACGCTGAATAACAGAACAAGGTTGAGTTGGTTGATATGCTCCACTGTTTTGTGCTAAATACTGCACGGCTTGCTGTACAATTCTTACTGCTACACCAGCAAAATTATCTGCTGTAAGCGTAGCATCACCCACAGAATAAGTATTATCACTATTTAAAATAACAGGAGCTCCAAAAGGAATAGCCTTGCTATCTTCCTTCACTGCTCTAGACATAATTACATCATCTGGTGTGCGTGCATAAGTTCCTGGGAAACCTAAATTCATAGATTTTCCAATTGCATAACCTGCCATATTATTTACCTCCCTTATATTGTGGATTATATTTTTTAGCCCACATTTTCCCTAAATCTTTATTTTTAACTGTATTGTTATCTTGTACTTTTCTACTAGCTTTTAGCACAGTAGCATATTGGTTATCTTGTACATTTCCACGAACAAGATTTGCTAAACTATCAATAGCTTTTTTTCTAGTATCTTTATCTTTAATACTTGCAACGATAGGCTTTAAAACTTTTAAATTTGCAAGAGTATCACATGCAGGTTTATTAATCATGCTTTCTTCATCGTTGATTTCTTCTGGTTCTACGGTAACTGCTGCTTCCTGCTCTGTTACACTTTCATCATTTGTACCAATAAGTTGATTTTCTAATTCATCTAAAGTAGAAATTTCATCTTCTTTATGTTCAGGTTCACGTTTTTCTGCCTGCATAATAGCCTGCATTGTTTCTTTTAAAGATTTTATTTCTGCCATAAGCTCACCAACAGATGGACCTTCATCTTTTACATTTTCTTCTGGCTTCATTTCTGTTTTTTCATCATGTAAAAGTTTGCTTGCTTCTGCAATTTCTTCCGGTGTAGAATTTTCATCTCTCGCAAACATGGCAAACATTTTATTTTTTATAGCTTTTAAACTCATTTTTTTGCCTCCATTATTAACTTTATTCTTAATTTCTGGTTTACTATCTCTAACAGCTACCCTATGCCCAGCCCTACCATTTTTTACGATAGCGATATGATTACCTCTTATTTGTTTTTGAATAATAGTATTATCATTCCCTAACTCCCAAAAACAATCATATCCGCAAGACACCTCTCGTTTTTCTTTAGATGTTATCTCATCAATTAGTATTGGATCATAAATCATTAAATCAGCAACAATGCAGTCATTATATTCACCAATGCCTCTTCTTACATCTCTACAAATACCTTTTAAGTATGTTCTACTATTTTGTGGAGTAACATCTTCTAGCGGGTGGTCATCCGTTACAGGTTTTCCTTCAAAAGAAGCAAGGGTAGCTTTGGAAAATACTTCTTCTGGGTGTCTCACTATTTTTACAGTATCATTGCTAGGCAATTCTTTAAAAGGAGTTTCATTGCCTAAATATAGTTGTTGTCCAGTTCTAGCAATTGGTACATTATGACAAATTAAAAAACCTTCTGGAGTTTTAGTTAAATTATCGGATATTTTAGAGCCATAATAAGATATCATTTCATTTTCTCACCACCTCACATTATTTTTAAAAATTGATTTTTAGTCATATTACGAATAGTTCCACCATAATAAACTTTATGCGGAAATTTAATATCATTTATGTCTGTTAAAGGTTCTGGATAGCATCTGCAATTAAATATATCTCCGGCATTATAATTTCCATAGGATTTTTTGTTTATTAATCTTTCAGGACTAGGAGGATAGTTAAAGTTGATAAGTACTCCTTCCATATGAGAGTGACTTTTTCTCACTCTACTATCTTCACTAGTTCGCCATACATACCAATTAAGACCTATAGCTTGAGCTCTTACTCTTGTTAATGCAGTTTGAGCTTTACTTGTTTCTGTTCTTGCTATTAATTGTGCCCTAGTTTCACTTATATGTGGATAATACCTAAGAATTTCATCTCGTATATCTGTAGCACGTTTTCCTTCTAACACCCCTTTTGCTATTCGCCTATCGACATATTTGGCAATATCCAAAGGTAAAGATGATATATAATTTGCATTTTGGTTTATCAATTCATTAAAAGTAACTCTTATTTGTCCAGTTAATCCTTTTTGTAATTCTTTATATATCATCTTACCTTGACTACCTTTATTAGCAGCTTGTCTCCAAGATTTTACGTTGTCGGAAAAAAGTTGAGTAACCATTCCTTTAGCCAACGCTTCCGCTTTTTTTATAAATGTAGGCTGTCTAGCTAAGGACTTTATTGTGCTTGTAATTAAAAAAGGACTATCAAGATTTTTTAATTCATCTTGTAGTCCTTGTATTAGCTTTTTTATAGCATTAGCATAAGCTTTTTCAATTGTCCTTTTCATTTTCCATTTGTTGTACTTCATTACTTAAACCACCATTAATATTAGGTTCTAATCCAAAATCTGTTTCTACAGGTATATCAATTTCATTACTTGCCTTATCTATATCTTCATCGGTAATGTTTGTCCACATACCTGTAGTATCACTCATTTGTTTATATTCTTTAAGTGCTATTCTATCTGAAATAATTCCACTATCTCTAGCTTCTCGAATAGCAGTTGACTTCTTAGCAACGATATCCACAAGTTTTTCTTCCGTTGCTCGTTGTACTGGATTAAATCTAAAATCTAAATCATCAGGAATAACTCCCCATGTACTCATAGCTATTATTGGTAATAACTTTTCTACTATTGGTCGCAATGTACTTTCTTGTTTTTCTTCTATCATATCATAATAGTTTTGCAAATCACTTTCCCCTGTGGCATTTAATCCAGCGGGAGAACGACCAAATAATCTAGTAACGGGAATTCCAGCAGCACCACTTATATCCATTATGAATTGTTGATAAACATCACTTAATCCACTAAATGTATATTGATGAGTACTAAAATCATCTTCTTTATCCAGTATTTGCATACTAAAATTATTCATCAATCAATTTTGAGATTGTACTGTATCATATAACTCTCTTTGGCTATTAACATCTGTAGTTGATAAAAGCTGACCTAAGTCACTCATTTTAAGTACTCTTAAATTAGCTAAAAATGTTAGGTTGGCTATATTCCAACTAACATTATCACGCTTTTTTAATTCATCAAAAATTGATTCTATTACTGAAGCTCCCCAATATTGCTCGGCTAACCATTCCCAATAAGGCAACTCATCTCCAGTAAATCGAATAACACGACTGTGATGAATATTGATATTTATATTAGTTTCCGGATCTGTTACATAATAATATTCTGGTAATCCATGTTCTGAATCCGATATATCTGTTACCAAACTAGTACCCGGATAACAACCATTCCATCTATCAAGAATAAGTATCCCCTTGAAATCTCCAGGCAATATACTATCCAAATCTAAAGGCTTGCTTAAATCTCCTCCTTGCCCCTTTATTAACATTATACCTAAAGCACCGCCATATAATCTGCCCCAACGTAAACCCTGTGTTATCTTTTTTATAATACTTGTTTTACGTTCTACAGACTTTAATTCTGTTATTGCTTCTGGTGTTAAATTAGATGTAATCTTTATCCAATTTTTGGTCATATCCTGCGGAATAACATCAATAATTTTTCTTATTAGCCAATGACTACGATATAAAGAATTCATCAAATTGAAGTTTCTTGTAAGCCTAGTAAGTGGATAATTTGTACTTTCTAGTAAACTAGGAGTAAAAGCTCCCATACGTGCCAACATATTTTGAAATGCGTCCGTTGCTTTGGCACGTATCATTTTTTTATTTTTATTACGACGCATTATTATACCTCCTTGGATTTATAAGAGTGAAGCAACCATAACGTACTGCGTCTGGTCCATGGTCTGCTATTTTTAAGGGTTTCTCTTTTGCTTGATTTTTCAAAGCTTTGTCATCCCATACATAAGACTTCATTTCATTTATAGTATTTTTGCAATTATCTTTATGAAACAATAGTATTTTCTTTTTAAGTAAAGATGATACATGGCGAATACCTTCTAATACTTTATTATCTGCATTTATAGTATCCTCTGCTACTTTTCCTCTTAATCCTTTTTTACGAAGCAAAACTTTAAAACTAGCAGCCGAAGGGTCAATTACTACATAAGCAGGTGTTATGCTTTTATCGCCTACAAATTTTAATAAATCCTCTCCATATTCAAGGTCTGTTTTTTCAATACCAGTTTTTTTACTGTCGTAGTAATACTCGTTCACCACATATAATTTTTCATTATCATCATATACATCTAAGAAAACCATAGGATTTACTGTACCATAATCAATAAATATATAACGTTTCATTCTGAATATATTTCGACTTATATAATCTATTAATTCATCACCAAATAAATTATCATCATCAAAACAATCTTTATAAATAGCACCTTGTGCCATTACCCATAAACCTAAAATAAAACGCTGAAAAAATACTCCTGCATATCTGCTTTTATAAGACTGTATCACTTCTTGTGATAATGAAGGATTATCTTCCATCATAAAATGTATATGAAGAAATTTTTTCTCTTTAGCTTTTTGTATCCAATCTGTATAAAAATAATGCACAGGACTTTCTGGATTACAATTAAACCATAATTTGGCACCTAAAATTGAACAACGACCAGTAGCTTGGTTAACAAAACTTTCTGGCATAAGTGCTACTTCATCTAATAACAGACCTGCTAAAGTAATACCCTGTATTAAATCTTGACTAGACTCATCACGCCCGCCAAAGATATAAAAATAATTCACTACATAGCCTTTTTGGATATATATCAAATTACTTGTCCTATCTTCTTCGATCGCAAATCCTCGAAGTATTAATACTGGCTTAAGCCATTTCCACACATTTCGCTTAAAACTACCAACCGTTTTTCCACACATTGCGAAATTTTGGGCATCAAAATATTTCATTGCCCATAAAACAAAAGATATTGCCATTGGTACAGTTTTGCCTGCACGAATAGAACCATCACATATAATACCGTTATATTTACTATATGGACTTTCCTTTTCCCACCATGTAAGTATCTGCAACTGCTTTCTACTAAAAGTATTAAATTTAATAACGGGCTTGATAATATTTTTTATTTTTTTAATCATCTCGCCATACCTCTTTAGTTGCATTTTCTATGGCTTTGGTAAAGCCATCATCTTCCATCAATGTTTCTTGACTATCATCTTTTGCTATTTCTTTCTTGAGTTTTTCAATTCGAAGTCTTTGTTCTTCTATAGATAATTCAATATTGCACTTTTCTTGTTTATCCCAACCAAAATATTTTTCAAGTTTCTCCCAAGCTTTAAACTTATCCATCATTTTTATAGAAGTCCCAAATTTACCTTGTTTTACCTCTTGAATAATAGATGTATCAATTAACTCACTATCTTTTAATTTCACACTATTTTTATTAAATGATACATAATCACGAATATCAGATTTAGCAACTTTAATAAAAAAAGAAATCATATCATCAACATCAATGTCCGTATGTTGACGCATGATTTCTTTAAGCTCTTTTATTTTATTTTTTATTCTAGGCTTTTCTAGGGTAACATACGCTTCTACACAAGCTGTAGCATAACTACATTTGTAAGCTTTTAAATAACTTTGCAAAGCATTACCGCTCATCACATAATATACGCAAAAATCTTGCTGTCGTTCAGTTAATTGAGGCTCATCATACACTACCTCACGCAGATTGTTAACCAAATCTGCATTCATTTTTTCTATTAATTTAGGTTGCGACTTTTTAACTTCTTTAGTTGCAACCTTTTTGGTATTAGGTTGCAACTTTTTCCAATGACGACTAGCCCATGATTTTATTGTTGATAAATTAATATCGTACTTTTCTGCTATATCTTTATATTTCATTCCTGCACAATAATCTTCAAAAGCTAAATCTTTTATATTTTTATTTGTCAAATCACCTCACCACCTAAATTTTTGTACTAAAAAACCCCTATCATCATGATAGGGGTATAATTATTTATTATGATATTCATATATATTATTTCATAAATATACAATTATCGTATATTATTTACTATTTGACTTTATATATAAAAAAATGATAAACTATAAAAGTAAGTTTACTTCCTAACTTCATAGTCCGTCTTGTCTATCTCTCCTTCTTTCTTCTTGGTTCATTAATACAAGGAGGTGATAAAACATGACAAATATTAACAGCAATTTCAATATTATTGAATGGATTCTTTTATTTCATGGCATATATGACTTTGCTATGGATATTTGTGGAATAGTATTTCCTTTTTTACACACTATTC